TAGACACAAAGACTACTATTGGCACAGCCAAAGAGATTGCTGACAACACCAAGAATGCCATTGATAACTATTCTCTTGGAGCTATGAACCCAAGTTTGCCTAATACCGAGTACTGGGCAAAGATGGCTAAGATGTTCCGAATCACACCGGCAGAAGTCAAGCGTCAACGATGCGGTAACTGCGAATACTACGACAACACTCCCGAAATGTTTGAGGCTATGGAAGCCATCCCACTAAACAAGTACGACCTGTATGATGGTCAAGCTCAACGTGGATGGTGTCACAAGCTAGACCTTATTTGCCATAACTCACGTCTATGCAGCGTATGGGAACGTAAAGACTTTGAAACCGAGGAAGACTAAAATGCGCAACTTAGATAAGGCAGCAGAAAAGATTGGTACTGTAATGGGTGAGTATAAAGACAAGGGCTTACACTCTGGTAAAGGTGGTAAAGTAGTTAAGTCACGTAAGCAAGCCATTGCAATCGCACTCAGCGAGGCTAACAAGGTCAAAGGTAAGTAATGAATGACCATTGGTTTATTATCTTGTTGGCTGTAATTGCTAACATTACACTTATCATAGGTGTTGTACACCATTGGTAAACTAATTTTAACAACAGGGTGACCAACCTACAAGGAGTCACAACAAAATGACAGAAGAAAAAGCAGCACAATTAGCAGCAGCCAGAGAGAAGGCAGCAGAAGCTAATTTAGGTAACACACATTCAAGTAAAATCAATAGATTAATGAATGAAACTCTGAAACGTATATTAATTCAGAATGAAGGGCTAAGAGCTAGGACTATTGCAGAGGCTCTAGTAACAAAAGCAGAGGATGGTGACGTACCAGCTATTAAAGAAGTATTTGATAGAGTGGATGGTAAGGTAGTACAAGAGAACAAGATAAGCGGTGACCCTGACGCTCCAATCATTATTAATGTTATAACAGGCATTGATGACTGAGAGTAAAGACATTCACCTAGGCTACAAGCCACGATTACCACAGAAAGAGATACACAAGGCAATAAAAGAGAATCGGTTTGTTGTAGCTGTAGCTCATCGTAGGATGGGTAAAACTGTATCTGCAATTGTACAATTGATACATTCTGCATTACAGAACAAACAGAAGAATCCTAGGTACGCTTACATAGCGCCTACTTATAGTCAAGCAAAGAGGGTCGCATGGGATTACCTAGTAGAATATACTCGCTCACTTGGTGGTACTGCAAACATCGCAGAGCTACGAGTGGACTTCCTAGGGAGAAGGATAAGCCTGTACGGAAGTGAGAACGGCGACAGCTTAAGGGGACAATACTTTGATGGTGTAGTCCTAGATGAGGTCGGTGACCAAGACCCAAAGATATGGAATGAGATTATAAGACCGGCACTAGCAGACAGAAAAGGATTCTGCCTATTTATTGGTACTCCTAAAGGTAACAATCACTTTAGAGAGTTCAAAGAACGTGCAATGGTTACAGAAGGTTGGAAGTTCTTAGAGTTTAAGGCTAGTGATACTGGCATACTAGACCCACAAGAGTTGGCTAGTGCTAAGAACGAGATGGGCGAGGACAAGTACAAGCAAGAGTTTGAGTGTAGCTTTGACGCACCGGTAGAAGGTGCTTACTATGGGTCACTATTACATGAAGCTGATAACGAGAACAGAGTTACTAAGATTCCTAAAGACGAACTGGCAAAGATTGTTTGTAGCTGGGATTTGGGTGTGTCTGATTCTACTTGTATTTGGGTAGCCCAGATAGTAGGTAAAGAGATACAGCTAATAGATTGCACAGAGAACCACGGAGTAGGACTTGATTACTATGTTAGTTGGTTACGTGATAATGGCTATGACAAGGGTCAGCAGATACTTCCGCACGATGTAAGGGTCAGAGAGATGACCACAGGTCGTAGCAGACTTGAGGTGTTGATGGAAGCCGGACTAGATGTAACAGTAGCACCAAGCCTATCTATAGCAGATGGCATTCAAGCAGTCAGACGTATGCTGCCTAGATGCTGGTTTGATATGGAACGGACAAAGAACGGTCTGGTTGCATTGCGTAACTATAGACGTGAGTTTAACGAGAAGCAGAATGTGTTTTACGATAAGCCAGTTCACGACTGGTCATCACACTTTGCAGACTCGTTTAGGTATTTAGCAATAGGGTTAGTAGAAGTAGATACAACGTGGTCTAAACCATTACAACAAAATAAGGCATGGGTCGTATGATGAACCAAGAAGAACTAAAGGCACTATGTGCTGACGAGATTAATAACGCTATTGGCTATTTAGAGTCCGATACAGTTCAAGCTCGTGCTGATGCCATGAACTACTACTTCCGTGACAAGTACGGTACAGAGGTAGAAGGTCGCAGCCAAGTTGTAACCGGTGAGGTAGCTGAAGCAGTAGATGGTGCATTGCCTCAACTAATCCGAGTCTTTACATCATGCGAAGACGCAGTACGCTTTGAGCCTACCAAGGATGGCGAAGAACCACTAGCTGACCAAGCAAGTGACATGGCTAACTGGGTATTCTATAAAGACAACGATGGCTTCCTAATCATGCACAACTGGTTTAAAGATGCATTACTACAGAAGGTTGGTGTAGTTAAAGCCTACTGGGAAGAAAAGAAGGACACGATTAAAGAGAAGTACAAGGGCTTGTCTGATGACGAGCTTGCTATGATTATGCAGACCGGTGAGTGGGAAATCACCAAGCAAGTAACTGATGTAGTTATTGGAATGGATGGTATGCCTTACAACACACACAGCGTGACCATACAGCGCATAAACGATGAGAGTCGTATCGCCATTGAGAACGTACCACCTGAAGAGTTTCTAATCAGCAAACGTGCTAAGACCATTGAGGACTCACCATTCACAGCTCACCGTAGGATGATTGCTAGAGGTGACTTGATTGCTATGGGCTACGACAAGAATGTAGTTGAAAGCATACCGGCAGGTGACCGCCTAGAGTATTCACCAGAGCGCCTAGCTCGTTTTGGTCGTGATGAGCAGCCAGACTACGCACAGTCATCAGATATGTCTATGGAAGAGGTAGAGATATTTGAGTGCTACATCAAGGTTGATACAGACTCCAACGGTCTATTAGAACTACGCAGGGTTATCATTGGTGGCGAAGAAATCCTATCTAATGAAGAGTGCGACTACGTACCATTCCACTCTGTATGCCCAATCCCTATTCCGCACAAATTCTTTGGTCAGTCACTAGCAGACCGCACAATGGACTTGCAACTAACCAAGTCTACTATTCTAAGACAGATGCTAGACAACCTATACCTAACAAACAACGCACGTGTAACTGCCGTAGAGGGTCAAGTAAACCTAGATGACTTGCTAACGTCTACTGCCGGTGGTGTTGTTCGTGTTAAAAACAATGCAGCAGTCACACAGTTAAACGTACAGAACACAGCAGGTCAGTCCTTCCCAATGATGGAGTACCTAGACGGTGTACAGGCTAAACGTACCGGTGTTAGTGATATGCAGCAAGGTCTTGATGCTAACGTGTTACAGAACACTACTGCAACAGCCGTGGCAGCCATGATGCAACAGTCAGCAGGTAAGCTAGAGCTAATGGCTCGTATCTTTGCTGAAACAGGTGTGAAGTCACTATTCCGTGGCATCCTTCACCTACTATGCAAATACCAAAACCAACCTAAGACAATTCGTATGCGTGGCAAATGGGTATCTTATGACCCACGTGAATGGTCTGACTTGTACGATGTATCAATCAACGTAGGCTTGGGTAATGGTAACCGCCAAGAACAGATTGCTATGCTGCAAATGATTATGGCTAAACAGGAAGAAATCATCGGTAAGTACGGTGCTAATAACCCATTGGTGACTGTAACGCAATACCGCAGCACACTAGGTCGCATGATTGAGATGGCTGGCTTCAAGGACACGACATCATTCATTAACGAGATTACACCTGAAACAGAACAGCAAATATTGCAACAGGCAAGTCAACCACCGGCTGACCCTACGTCTGAGGCAGCGCAATTGTACGCTAAGGTAGAAGAACAGAAGGCTCAACTATCAGCACAAACAGCACAGGCTAAGTTGCAACTAGACCGTGAGCAATTACAGGTAGATAACGCTCGTAAAGAACTAGAGATGCAACAGAAACAAATGCAACTAGAAGGTGACTACCGTATCAAGGAAGCCGAGTTGCAATTGAAACAGATGGAGCTTGAGATTAAGACACAGGCATCAGACGGCAAACTACAGACAGAGCAGCTTAACGCAATTATGTCAGCCATTACTAGCTTGAACGAAATGGTAAAAGGTGGTATAAAGGGTGAGCCTCAAGATATGGTAGATAGCTTTGATTAAACTACTAGGTATGGTGTAAAGGAATAGATTATGGGTATGCAATACGATTATAATAATGGTGGATTCAATCCAAGACAAAGCGGTAATAAAGCTGGTCAACTGTATTATGACTTTGATACCGGTCAGCAGTATTACATGGGCTATGAAGGCATGAATCCTAATGACCCTGCGAATGGGATAAAACTATTAGGTCAGATGATGAGAACTGGTCAAAGAGCAACACCGCAAAGAATCTATGTCAATGGCGCAAACAGTACACCAACACAAGTTACACCTAAACATAATTACATTGACATTGCTGCATTGTACCCAGAGCTAATGCAAGGCGCTCAAGGTATGCAAGGCGATTACCAAGCCGGTAACTTATTAGGTGGTGCAGCACAGTCAGCATCAAGTGGTGCTGGCAGATTCCTATGACCAATTCAGAGTGGGCGAACAATATGCTCCAAGACCAACAGTTCTTGGATGTATTTAAAGAGATGGAAGACTTACAGATGTTACGGTGGGCTAACTCACCTGTTTACGATTATGACGAGCGACAAGAGGCTTACACAAAGCTGACCGCTATCCGTGAAGTCATGGCTCATATTGTAGCTATGGCAGATGACCGCAAGATTAATGCAAAACGCTGGAAGATTTTATAGTATCTATAAAACGTGGCTAGGCGCACTAGCATTTGGAGATTTAAATGACTACCGACACCAACCCGCAAGGGAGTGACACACAAAGTACTGGCACTATCAATGAAGCACAAAGCGCATTCTACGGTTTAATGGGCGGTGACGATGCACCCGAAGAAGGGCAAGCGGAATCACAACCAGAACAAGAGAATGAGCAAGGTGTAGAGCAACAAGAAGAGCAATATGACGATGGCTCAGAGGAGTCTGTATCAGACCAAGACGAACAACGGTTTAATGTTAAAGTCGGTGGCGAGGATAAAGAACTAACCTTAACTGAACTAAAATCACTAGCCCAACAAGGTGCTGACTATACCAAAAAGACGCAACAAGTAGCAGAGCAACGCAAAGCAGTAGAGGCTGAACAACGAGCTATTGAAGAAGCCAAGTATATGCGTGATGCCTATGCAGAACGGTTGCAAGCAATGGAGCAGTTACTTAGCTCACAACAACCACAGGAAGACTTAGAGTCCCTAAAAGAGTCAGACCCTATTGGTTATGCTGTACGAGTGGCAGAGATGTCGCAGAACAAAGAGAAGTTATACGCAATACAAGCTGAAAGACAACGCATTGCAGAACTGCAACAAGCGGAGCAACAGCAAGGAATGCAACAATACCTATCTCAACAGGCTTCTGTGTTATCTGAAACGCTACCGGAATATAGCGACCCAGTTAAGGGCGAAAAACTAAGGTCAGACTTGCGCTCGTTCGCAAAGAACTTAGGTTTCTCAGACCAAGAGCTGTCAGCAGTACGAGATGCTCGGCACGTTATGGCATTGTATAAGGCAATGCAGTACGATAAATTACAACAGTCTAAGCCTCAATTAAACAAGAGGGTTAGTGAACCGCCTAAGACTATTAAGTCTGGTAACAGTAACACAGCAGTAAATACTGACCAGCATAAGAAGGCTATGGCTCAATTACAAAAATCAGGCAAGGTGCGTGA